CTACATGGATCGCGCCGACGCCTTCGTCTACTTCGGGCCGAGCCAGGACACGAAGCTCTACCGCTCCGGCACCGGCACGATCGCGGTCGATCAAAACTTCTTGGTCGGCGGTTCCAACCCCTCGGCGGGGCTTTACTTCGGCAGCGCAGGCGACACCTATATCCAGCGCACCTCGCCCGGCAAGATCAACGTCAACGGCGTGCCGGTCAGCACCGATCAGCGCGGCCATAGCGTCTACGCCGTCCCGCAGAACACGCGCCAGATTCAGACGATCACTTTCCCGACCGCCTTCGCTACGGCGCCGATCGTCACCGTCAGCGCCGGGGCTGACGGCGACTATGGCCCGGACACGAACCCGAACATCACGCCGGTCGCGGCGGTGCTGATCGGCTCACCGACGACGACGAGCTTCCAGGTGCAGGTCTGCAACAACTCAAACAGCACGACCAGGAACGTCCACGTCTGGTGGTCGGCTGGATAACTAACAAGGAGGGACGATGAATGTGAGCGTGTCGATCTCGCTCGCCAACGACGATCCGGTGCCCTCGATGACACCCGAGGAGATGCTGACCGCGCTCGGCGGCGACCCGGCCAAGGACACGATGCTGGTCAACGTCAGCGCCAGTCATGCGCCACCGCCGCCGCCGCTGCCCGAGATCGAGCCGGTGCCGTGATGGCTGCCAAGAAGGCGAAGAAGGGCATGGGCTTCAAGGCGGCGCAGAACCAGATCGCCAAGCGCTCTGGCGTCAGCCAGAAGGCGGCGGGCGCGATCCTCGCCGCCTCGACGCGCAACGCCTCGGCTGCCGCCAAGAAGAAGAACCCGAACCTGAAGAAGGTCAAGTGAGCGGACCCGCGATGACCGTCTGCCCCGAGTGCGGCGCGCGCATGAGCGCCTACGCCCTGCCGGGGCACATGGGCCGCAGGCATCCCAAGAAGGGTCGCAAGCCACCCAAGCCGGTCGGGCTGAAGATCCCGAGCGGGAAGGAGAGGATCTGATGGACGAGACTCCAGTCCAGTCACTTCAGCACCCGTTCCCTTGCTACACGCTCAACCCTGACGGCAGTCAGAAGATGCTCGTCGGTGGCAGCTACGACAACATCAGTGCGGTCACGATCGCCTGCGCCATCTACGTGGCGATCCAGAGCTACAGCCCGCACGACAAGCGCCAGGTCGGGGTCTTCGACGACACCGACACCCTGATCGCGGTGGTCGGGGCGTCCGATGGCTAAGCCGGTGCCCAAGACCAAGGCCGGGAAGAAGGCCAAGGTCAAGCAGGTGATGGACGAGTGGAAGGCGGGCACGCAGCACTGGGGCAGCAAGAAGGGGCCGACCGTGCGCAACCAGAAGCAAGCCGTGGCGATCGCGCTCTCCCAGACCGGCCAGAGTCGCAAGAAGGGAAGGAAGCGATGACCTACAGCGAGTCCAAAGAGCTGAAGCCCGACGCGCCCGCCGAGTCGTGGGCCAACGCCTCGACCTCGGCGCCGAACGTCGAGCAAGAGCAGTCGTTCAACTTCGACCAAGGTCCTTTCGCGCCCGACTACTACGAGGACACCGTCCTCGAAGCGGGCGAGCCAGAGGACGACTAACACACACGCCGAGCGAGACGGGCCACTCCCGAAACGCTGACAGACGGTCTGTCTCCGGGCAGTCCGCGTCAGCGACCCAGGAGGTAGCTCGTGAGGGTGCTTGTCCTTATATCTATTGTCGTCGCCGCGCTCGTCTACGTTGCAGTGGCGGCGGGGAAGCGCCACTGGCCCGATCCACCGGGCTGGTGGCTGCACTCCTCGTACATGACCTGCGTGCGCTGGGCAGAGTCGAAGAACGGCGCGGCCTCTCGCAACATCTACGAGATTCAGGGGCCGAACGCGACGCCCAGCTACGGCGACTACGAGTGGCTCTACGACGCGCCGCGCGCCGAGCAGGACTACCTGGCCTGGCTGATCTGGAAGAGCCGAGGCTGCCACGACCCCTGGGGCCAGTACGACGGCTGCTGCTGAGGAGGCTCATTGACGACGACGGCGATCGACCCCGAGCTGCTGGCACGGGCCAGGGAGCGCAACCCGAACGTCGACCCGGAGAAGCTGGAGAGGTTCCTCGTTCGCTGGCAGCAAAACAAGGACGAGCGCGAGGCGGCGCTGGCGCATCCAGCCGGGCTGCTCGACCACGTCCAGTGCATCGACCCCAAGACCGGCGAGCGCTTCACCTTCACGCTCAACGACGCCGAGGCGGGCTGGTACTGGCAGCGCAAGGTCTTGGACGACTGGCGGGCGCACCCACTCTCGATGGTGCTGAAGGCACGCCAGATCGGCATCACCTGGCTGGCGGCGGGCTACGCGCTCTGGAAGCTCCTGACCATGCCCGGCACACGGGCGCTGATCGTCTCGATCAACGAGGACGAGGCGATCAAGGTCGTCAACCGGCTCTTCGACATGTTCAACTCGTTGCCCGACCATCTGCGCTTCGAGGCGCAGATCACGAAACCGACACGCGGTGCGCGGCCGACAACGCTCATCGAGTTCACGTTTCCAGACGGGCGGCTCTCGTCCGTGGTCGGCCTGCCGTCCACGCGGCGGGCCGGTCACGGCGAGACAGCGACGATCGTCCTGCTCGACGAGTACGCCCGCCACGAGTACGCGCGCGAGAGCTGGAAGGCGCTGTTTCCCACGGCCGACAACGGCGGGCAGCTCATCGTCATCTCGACGGCCAACGGCGTCTCCAACGAGCTGACCGGCGAGGGCAACTTCTTCCACCATCTCTGGGTCAACCAGGAGAGCTACGGCATCGAGGGTCAGTTCCTCGCCTGGGACCTGCATCCCGATCGCGACGAGGGTTGGTACGAGACACATGCGCGGGCGCTGCCCAGCGCCGACCGCGCCGAGCAGTTCCCGCGCAACCCCGAGGATGCCTTCATCAACACGGGCGAGTGCTGGTTCGACCTCGAAGCGCTGGCCTGGTACTCCGAGCACGCCATCCTCTCGGAGGAGAAGCGCATGCGCTTCTTCACGAACGAAGCTGGGAACCGGGCCAAGATCCACTACGCCGAGAAGGGCTGGGTCAGGGTCTACGAGAAGCCCAACCCCGAGCACGACTACGCCATCGGCGCCGACGTGGCGACCGGCCGGGGCTTCGACTACTCCTGCGCCTTCGTCATCGACCTCTCGACGATGAAGCTGGTCGCCGAGATCCACGGCAAGCTCGACGCCGACGAGTACGCCGAGCAGCTCCACTACCTCGGCCGCTGGTACGGCACGGCGCGCATCGCCGTCGAGATGGGCGGCGGCTTCGGCGAGCCGGTGATCATCGCGCTGCGCGACGGTCGCAAGGGCAGGCCGAGCTACCCCAAGCTCTACCGGCACGCGATCCACGACCGGCCCGACCATCACCAGCTCGCCAACTACGGCTTCCCCATGAACCAGAAGACGAGGCCGCTGATCATCAACCAGATCGAGCAGGCGATTCGCGAGCGCTCGATCCCCGAGCTGACGCGCACGCTGATCATGGAGTGCCGCACCTTCATTCGCCAGCGCACGCTGCCCTCGCCGCGCGCGGCCGAAGGCTCCAACGATGACCGCGTGATGGCCTTCGGCATCGCGCTGGAGATGTACCGCCTCTACGGCACGCACGAGCACCGCTACCGGCCCAAGAGCAAGAGGCGCCGGGCCACGACAGCCAGCTACCCCTGGGAGAGAGGAAGAGCCGCATGAGCAATCTGCTTTCGGCCCTGTCCGGTCCGGGCATGGGCAGCATCGCCACGCGCCCGGTGGGCGGGCCACCGCCAGGCGGGCCGATGCCGCCCGATCCCGACGACGTGCCGGGTCACCCCGACGATGTCTACAACACCTCGATGCAGGCGCTCGACGTGGCCGAGCACGCGCTGCAGGCGTTCATCCGCATGGATCACGACGCCACCGACAAGGCCCAGGGCGCCAAGGCGCTCGCCATCGTCACCGGCCTGAAGGGATCGAACCAGAAGGACGCCCAGGCGGGCGGCGGCAAGAGCCTGATCCGCGCCATCGCCGGGGCGCCGGGGCTGCCCGGTCTCGGAGGCTAGGTGACGAGCTACGCCGGGAGCGAGCAGGCCGATACCGCCCAGACCCGTCAGCCGCTCACCGACAACACCGATCCCTACACCCAGGTCGAGAACTCGGACGCGCTGACGCTGGTCGTCAACGCTGTGCAGAAGTGCGAGCGCGACCATCA